ATGGCTGTTGTTGCGCGTTAGAGCTAGTCAGTGAATAGTTATAGTATTGCCGAGCGCATTAATAGCGATGTTAATGCGTCAGTCTCTTACAAAACAGATTTATATCAAGTCTGGCAAGGATTTTCCGCCATTGGCATAAGGCTGGATGGCGTAAGTCATGGTGTCTATGTAGGCCTTTATGGGTTTGACTATGCCCCATTTGACCAGCATTCCTACAAGGGTAAGGATTGCAATAAGAGCTGCTGCCAGTTGCCCGGCATTGATTAACTGATTCATGAGATGGCCAACTTAATTTCCCTAGTAGTAATGGTGGCTTTGCCATTGGCTTTCATCATGAATGCAACTGGCTGGCCTTTAGTGGATTGGAATAGCCAGACATCTTTGACAAAGGTTGTGCCGCCCTTTTTAAGAGCTACAGTCTGGTAACCAGTTGAATCAGCAATGCCTCTAGGGTCACGTGTCCAGCGGATTGTAAGTTCAGTTGCCCCACCGATTTTAGGTGTTTTGATGTTTAGGTAAGCAGCCCATAATGCGCCAGTCTTTGAATCTGCATTTGGTATGACTGTAAGTAATCCATCTACCTCTAGGGCAGTCCAGATGTCACCCTGTAAAGACTGGGTGGGAATCTTTGATGAGGCATCTGACTTACGGCTTATGTATTGGCTCATGCGTCTATCCACTTCTGGGGATTCCTATGCTTGGTTGGATTCCAAGTACGGCTGGCAAGGATTTGAAAGTGTAAGTGTGGGCCAGTGCTTCGGCCTGTGTTGCCACTAACGCCCACCAACTGCCCCTGACGGACTCTCTGGCCAACTGATACATTTACACCATTGAGGTGGCAATAACCTGCCCACAGGCCTGCTGAGCCGTCTGGAAAGGCATCATTGTCTATAATGACATGTAACCCAAAGGCCCAGCCCCAGCCTTTTTTGTAGATGTGTTTGCCAGCGTGTACTACGACACCCGGCACAGCTGCTACAACTGGTGTGCCTATTGTGGCTTTGTAATCAATGCCCTTGTGTATGCCACCAGTTTTGTATTTAGCCCCATACGGGAATGAAACTATACCTGATTTAATCGGCTTCATCTAAGTTTGCCCTGCCGTAGTTCTCATACTCTGGATTAAGCCAGTTAATGATGATTGGTAATGCTGATACAAGGCCAATAGTTAGTGCCGGATGAATGCCTAAAGTATCTGCATTTACAAGCAACCAACCCAGCACACCTGCTCCAAATACCTTTACAAATGAGGCTATTGGGCTATGTGCAAACCAAGTTAGGAATGTCATTCTGATGGTATTTCTGGATCTGGCTGTGGGTCTGTAGCTTCTAAGGTTGCGCCACATCCACCACATACTGCTGTCTCTGGAAATCCGTAAAAGTTGTAAGGAATGTTGCAGTTCGGGCAAGTCTCTACAAAGCATTCAAAAGTAACCATGTTATGCCGCCTGATAAGTTGCTTGAAGTAGTATTTGATCGCTTGTTGTCCAAGTAAATGGCACATTTGATTGTAAACCTGTGCGACTAACGTATGTGCCAGATGCTGATAATGCATGCATAGTCAATGTTGTTGTTGTTGTCATTGACAAAATACCTGTATTTACAACAGTACCTGCGTCATTAAAAAATACCTGACCAAGTGGTAATGAAGTAGCAGATGAATTTGCTGTCACAGGCAAACTTATTGTCGGAACTGTTCCCATAACACTTGTTGAACCTAATGTTATTAAGCCTCTAAAATTTACAACTTTGCCTACCTGAGAATAAGCAAATGAAATTGTGCCGTTACCTAGTGTGAAGTTAACAAAAGTTGGAGTGTATGCAGTCCAAGCTAGTAAGCCTGTGCCAACTGATGTATCAATGTCTGTTGCCAATGTCTGAATAGCCAATGCACCGTCTTTAAGTAGATCAGTGCTAGTTGGATAGTCCCAACCATTGTTGGTTGTTGTGCCAGCCATTACTGTTGCCCCTCTTTAGGTGTTTCCTCTACATACAAAGCGTATTCCTCTGGTGTCATTTCCCTAACTTCATCATCAATTTGAATTAGTGGAAGTGACACAGGTTCTTTTTTCTTTGCCATTTTAGCTCTTTCCGTATCCATAGACATAAATAGTGCCACCAGTTATTGTTCCAGTAGCTACTTGAATACCTAAGTTTGTGCCTGACGTTGCATTGGTGTTTACACCCGAGTTGGCCAGTGATGCTCGGCCAGAGTTCATTTGTGGACTAAAGCACATGAATGAAGTTGGCTTGGCTAAGAATGGGTTAATCAAGTCAACATTAAGACTTAAGCCATCAGTCGTGCCAGAGCCAGCGTTAGTAAAGGCTGCCCCACCATTGTTAATCACAGCTAAAACTGATGCTGAGGTGTATTGAACATAGGAATAAGCGTTGAAGTAATTGGTTGTGATACCACTGATAGAAAGATTTAGATCGCAAGTTGTGCTGGATGCAACGCCACCAGCAATGATTATTTTGTAAGCATCGTAAGTAGTGCTAAAGCAATCGGTAACAATTACGCTTGATACGGCATTGCCAATAGTCTGTTTTTTGACTAAGCGTAGTCCGGGGTATGCACCACCCAAAGCGGTATACAACGTAGTGTCCACCGAGCTGCCAAGTGTTCTAATGGCCAGTGCGCCATCTTTAACATAGTCAGTATTGTCTGGTGTATCCCACGAGTAATTAGTGGTTGTTGCCATTACAAATCATCCCATTCTTCTATAGTTGGAGTATAACTTGCCCATGTGAGATTCGGTGGTTCTTGATTCCAAATAATGGACAAATAAGTTTCAGAGTAAGCCGAGCATCTAAGGCTCAATTCGGCGGTGTAGCGTGTAATGTTCCAATTCCAACCCTCAACAAAACCGTCAAAATCAACACCAAAGACTGCTGGCAGTGCATCAGTGATGATTCTAAGTCCACAGTAAACCTCGGTCATTTTGTCCCGTGTGGCATCTGTGACTGTGGGTGAGTGCAATGGGACAGTAAGAGTTTCTGGATACATCCTTGGGTAAGCCCGAGATGCTACAAAATCATCAGCTTGTTCTTGTGCATCAGATAAATTGTGCAGCTGCGTAGTGCGACTGCCAGTCAATGCACCATAAAGAATTACAGAGGTTTCATCTCTTGATACTGCCTCACCTGCCCGATAAGTGACAATGGCTTCATTTACAATTTCGCCCCATTGGGCTGCTGTTTGTAAACCTCTGGCTAATAGATCATCAGCAGTTAATTCGTAACCAATAGCGCTTGCTCTTGCGTTGTAATCGTCATAGTAAATTTCGCCAAGTCCAGATTCCCACAAGATACCTCGGCCACTTTGAGCTGCACTTTGAGCCAGTGTTAAAGAATTAGTAACTCCACCGGTGTATGCCTCTAATTCGTAGACACCCGGCTCGTCAACATTGGTTGTTAATGTATCTGCTAATGCAATGTTAACTGCCTCATAGGATGCCCAAGTCACGTCATTAGGCAAGTCTTGCCATTGAATGGTTGCTGAAACATCTGCCCAAGTTGTTGTAAAAGCATCAGTAAGGATTGCAAGGATTCGTGTGCCGTCAAACTCTTTGGGAAAACTGGCAGCTGATAGGTGTCGATTTAGTAAAGACAATGGGCCGACTGCAGTTATGGAATAAATGGCAATAGATCCATCTGACCCGTAGGCTTCAAGGCTTATGTCAATGTCTGAAATAGTGCCGTTAAAAATCTCTTGTGTTCCTGATGTGCCTTTATTAATGGCAACTGATACTGACTGACTTAATGCCACATCTAAAGGCTGGCTGGCATCAGTCCATAATTGAATAGATGCAAAGCCCGGCTGGGGTTGTTCAATAATGTCATTGCGACCCATTCGGATTGCAATAGAGCTGATTGTGTTATCGGCATAGGTAGTAGTCCCACCAAAGGTCACTGTGGGGTATGGCTCGTAATCGGTCACAATGTTGCCCCGACTAGGTTAATTGCGCCTGTACGCCTTGCAGAGTCTTGAAGTAAGCGCTCAATGCTACGGCGAGCAGACTCACCATCAATAACACCGTTCATGATTATGGTTACGCCAGAACCGCCAGAGTCCGGGCGGATTGATCCAGAGCCAGATGGTACAAAAGTTTCAGGGCCAAATTCGCCTACGCGGTAAGCCTGACCAGCAGATACAGGACCACCAGCTGCTCGGGCAGTGTAACCAAGGGCGCGACCTAAATCAGTATCAGCAAACTTTAAGCCACCATCACCGATTTCAATAAAATCTAAAATTGCTCCGCCAATTTTTTTGGCTTTGTTGTATGCGTTGGCGACTGCGTTTATTGCCCCGGCAACATTGTTTAAGGCATTTGCAAAACTTTGGGCATTGTCCGTAGCACCGTTAGCATCTGAACCGTTTAGTGCTGCAAACACTTTGCCAAATGAATCTGCCACGTTACGTAAGGCTAAACCTAAGTTGTAAGCACCTGAGCCTTGCCCATCATAAGTTCCTGCAAGTTCTCTTGCCCTACTGCTTAAACCCTCTGGATCGTCACCACTGAATGCCTTGGCAGCCAAATTAACTTGCTCTAATAATGTTTTCATTACTGGCAGCAATGACACACCAATGGCTTCTTTCATTTCGCCAAATCGCTCGGTAACAATGGCTAATTGACCTGCGTATGTTTCGGTATTGGCTTTGGCAGCGCCACCAAATAAACGGGTTAGTTCACCTTGTACAAGATTAAAATCGCCAGACTTCTTAATGGCATCATCTAATGGAATGCCTAACTTAGTTAATGCGCCAATGTTGCCGTTGTAAGCCTTGGAAAGTGTCAGCGATACGGTCTCAAGGTCTTTGCCAGTAGCTGCCGAGATGTCCATTGCAAGGTTAGTAAGTTGCTGGGCCTTGCCTACATCGCCAGTAGCTCGGGCTAGGTTAGCCAGTGCCGGGCGCAATTTAGTATCAGCAACACCAAAGGCCAGTTGTTGCTTGGTTATGTAATCCTCTGTGGATTTGATCTGTGCATCAGTTGCATTAGTTGTATTCTTTAAGGCTTCTGCTAATTGCTTTTGTGATGCCTCATCCTCTACTGCTGCCTTTACGCCGTCAATGCCAATCTTGATTGCATAAGCTCCAGCAGCTGCTCCAGCAATTGCAAAAGACTTGGCCATTGCCTTGGAATACTTGCCAACCTTGCTTGAGAAAGACTTGGTGGCATTGTCGGCCTTGTCCATGCCAGCAAGAAACTTGTTGACATCAGCAAGTAGTGAAAGTTTAAGTGTTCTTACATCAGCCATTATGGTGTCCTTGCCCAGTTGTCCATTACTTTATTTACTGCTTCAAACCACTTCTTTTTGATCTCTGGTTGCATTGCCTTTAGAGTTGGGAAAATCCAGTAGCCAGTGTTGCCTCGACCCTCACGAGATGTACGAGGTGGGAATCTGAAACCACCATTGGAAAATGCATTAGCGTTGCCAAATGCATTTCGATCTCCACCAAATTCATTACCAAATAGCAACTGGCCAGCGTTTGCGCCACCCGATACGCGACCCTTGCCACCTCCTACATAAACAGTTGGTACACGATCTCTAGCTGCTCTTACGGTTTCCGCAACAATCTTTGCTTGCCTTGGATAAAACGGATGAGCAAATCCTGCTTGTCTAATTCCTGTAGCAGTCCAAGCACTAATGGAATACACATCATCTTTAAGTTCAACTTGTGATTCTCTTTCCATCAAACTAAGTACCTTTAATAAACTGCGATAATCAGCAAGGTCTGGCCTGACTGTAATTGTGGTTCTTGTTTCAGCCATGTCCATTCCTCTCTGTTATCAGCTGTAAGGCTGTGTTGATGTCTGCGAGTGACCATTGGTACAGATCAGATAATGGAATCCCGGTGACAACTGCTATTCTGACGAGTCCGTCAGCGAGTTCTCTTTTGGGCTTTCCTCGACCACCTCAAAGGTTTCAAACTCATTGGTGACCCATGCTTGCTGACTAGGTAACTTGGTATGCCCTTGAGCCTTAGCGGCCTTGTAAAGCATGCAGGTTATGACATCCAGCGAGCCTTGGCTCATCTTTTCTGCCGCTTGGCTGACTGTGTATCCGAGTTCTCTTTCGATCTCAATCCACAACCAAGCGTTTTCATCACTCACTATGTAGTTGTTGCCCTGTTTTGTTGTAACTGTGTATTGCATAATGGTTGCCCTGTTCTCTCGATTATGTTCGGGTTACTGTTCCATCCTCAACAACAAAGCTGAGGCTGGTTGTTAGTACGTCAGTGGCCGCGCCACCAACGGTTGGAAATACTGGGAATACGTTGCCAGCAAATGTGTCACCGTTTACATCAAAGGTGAATGCCAATGATGTGTCAGGTGCGCTTGCAGCTGCATCCCAAAGTGCGCTGATGATACCTGCAGATGATGAATCATCTAGGTAAAGTTCCACATTTAGTGTGGCTGTCTTGTCTACAGTCTTGTAGGCGCGACCTGATAGCACTTCAAGCACCTGCTGGTTGTTTTCGCGCTCAAGTGTGACTGTGCTTGCTTGATCGGCATAACTCACTGAATTGATACTGAGAGTCAGGGACCGACCAGTTATATATGTTGCTGGCATGACTAGCCTTTCTTAGTTGGTTGTGACCATCTCGATGTTGAGTTGGCTGATAAGCATGTCGGCGTTTCCGATTTGCTGGACTGTCGGCTGTGACCATCCACCCAAGAACGAAATGTTATTGGCTAGTAGATCGGTTACTG